AATAGTCTCATAGGATAGTTTACTTTTTGAGGCTAATTGGTTTGCACGAGTCCACCCCACAGAAGTCATTCCTTTAACTTCTTTGCCATACTTCTTTTTCCACTCAAGAACTCTCTTGGCGTTGTTAGTAGCAGATTGTGGGTAGTCGTTGTATGTAGCCATTGTATTAATTTACAATTATTGTAATAATCCCTGTATAGTCAAGTAAGCATAGTCTTCAAAGACTTCGCCCTCTACATTCTTAACAAGTATACTTGCAGCATTTATCCTTGAGCAGTTTAGTGTTTTAACAAAGAAATCTAAAGAAGACAGCTTATCTACGCTAACCACCATGTCAAATTCTATGGTAGGGCTTTCAGAGTACTTTACCTTTTCATTTTGAGATATTAGGTCGTAGTAGTCTGTTGTGTTACCACTCTCGTCCTCCGCAAGTAGATTGTACCCTGCGGTGTTGTAGTGGAATAATCTGCCGTTAAATGTGTGCAATGCCCAGTCCTCATATATCTTTTGGGTAAGGGTGTATATGTTAGGTCTGTGGGTGAAGTTTACAACCTTTGGTCTTTTCAACCTTGTCTTGTATATAGGCTTATCTACATAAGCAAATCTTACACCTACATCTTGGTGCTTGGTAAATAGGTTTTTAGTGAATCCAATCTCAGCCTCTGATATAATCTTGTTTTCTAAGTTTTGGTTGTCGGGATTATCTATAGAGCTTCCACAAACAGATTTGTAGTATATAGAGGAGTCTAACTTAATCTCAATATCATTAGTACCGTCAGCATTTATTTCTTGTGTGGTACTTCCTGTGGTTACATCATCTCCATCCTCATCATCAAAGAACAGATTAAAGTCTTTATTTTCTATTACAAGGTTTTTAACCCTGCTACCACCTATAGAAACCTTTACGGATTTAAGGTCATCAACCATACTATTGATGTTCTCAGTACCTGTTCTTACCAAGTGTAAAGGGTCTACCCTAAGTATATTTTTATTAAGGGAAGAATCATACTCATAAAACAAACCACATCCAAACCTCTTGCATATATCAACTAAAACTTTGAAAGGCGTTACCTTAGCTGTATTTTCTAAGGACTCTTTTATATTAGTTTCGTCATTAATAAAGTAAGGATTGTAATTGGCATTTGCTACAAACTTTAAGTCCAGATTAGCGTAGTCGGGTATCCTTGTGATTGCCTTTCTTATGTCTGCTGTTGTGTAGTTAAATGTATTTGTTTGGGTGATTAACCAATGGCTTCCGTGACTAACTGATGTCACCCCTACCTCAGCCCTAAGCTCTCCATCAATAGGCTCTATATAATAATTAACTCCGTATCTTGATTCTGAATTTATTTCTATTTCTAAATCAGAAGGAATATATAAAGCAGGGACTTCTTCCCATACAAGCATATCTTGTACTGTTTGATAGTTAGAGTCAAACACTACAAACTCAGTAAAGTCTTCATCATAAAAAAATTGATGTGTAGGAGAAGACTGATGACTTGTCTTATCACTATTACCTTGTTGTACCGTTGCATCAGATGCGTTGAGAACCACAGCATCACCATTAGAATCTTCCAATCGCAACTTCTTGATTTGATAACCATTTTCATAAATACCTATAAAAACACCAAATGTCATTGTACTGTCTTCGTGTGTTTGTTTTATCTGATAAGTCATTCTATCCTCATCAAATATAGGAATTTCATATTGTATCTGAGCCACTTCCGCAAAAGCACTTCCCGAAAGGTATGTTATGTCTGCATCAAAAGACATATATGGAGCAAAGTATCCCCTTTCATTTCCTGCTCTACCATCCTGTCCGTCATCGGGATATGGTGCATCGGTAACATCAAGGCCGTAAGCAGCCCCCACTGTGTTAGATATTGTTAGCCCTCCCTCACCATTAGTATGCGTACCATAGTTTCCAAATGTTTCGTTGTGATAAAACCATTGAGTAATTATTTGTTTTCTAATGCTGTCTGCATTATTTATACCCGACATATTCTCATTTGTGCCTACCCAAAATGGTGCTTGGTTCAAGTGAAATTCTCTTGTCTTTACATCTTTATCGGCCTCAAGCTTACAGGGCAAAACCATATGTAATTTCTCAGGCTGAAAGTCTTCTATGGCTGATGTGTGATTTAATCCAAAAAGTTTAGAATCTACACGAGTATTAAATCCTTCGAATGTTAACCAATCACCTATTGCTGTAAGAAAGTTTTTCACAGAGAACACTGGCACGATTCCTGCCCTATCCATTCCTACACCGTACTCAGTAAACTGCCTTGCCGCATAACCAAACTTTCCGTGTACATCGTTGCAAAAGTCTACAAAGGGAAATATAATTGGCCTGTCAAGAGGGTTTTGGTTTAGTATACCTCTCTCACCACCTGCTGCCACGCTGTTGGTTAAGAAGGTGTTCATTGTTCTGTTTTGTCTATATATAGTGCTTGTCCAACTGCTCGCATATTTGTCGTACACTTCAGCAAGAGTTGTCTCTTTTAAATCGCTAATGTACTTTGAAACAAAGTCTTTTAGCAGTATCTCAATGTATGGTTCATTTGACAAATATTCTATAGAACGAATATTCATCATACCTTGCAAGGTTGTTGTAGCAGAACCGTAAACACTTATCTTAAAGTAGTAATCTTCTTTTGGATAAGCTGCGACTGCTGAGGTAAAAGGATTGTACCCAAATACACTTATGTTTGTGTCCGTTAAGGGAATCCTCATATCTGTGGAAAAAGGCACAGCAACCTTGTTTACATCTAAAGAGTCGTAAAAGTCAATATCGTAATTTAACTGTTGGTTAGGAAACAGGTCAACGGGTTCAAAGCCTGTAGTGGGCTGTGTACTAACTTCTAATTTAAAAATCATATTATCGTGTTGCGATATTAAACTCTAATGAAGACCTAAACTTGTTATTGAAAAAGTCAAACTCATCGTCTCTAAAAGAAACCTTATAAGCCACTTCTTTACAGGTGTCGGTAAATATAATGTTGTTGGCAAGTACTAAATTCTTCACAGACTTATTAGCAGTGTTCTCAAAGAACTCTCTTCTTTTTGAAGATATTGTTAAGCTGTAATCAACAGATGTTTTATACACCAAGTAAGAATCGGAATACAATCCTTTACTAATATTGGCTGCGATTCTGTAAGAATCTACATCATCATATACCAAATCACTTACCCCTTCCCAATACTCACCTGTTTTGTTTGTAATGGTAGCAGGTACATTTTGGTATATCTCGCTATCAAACTTAAATGTCCTTGCAGCACCATCGGTGCAGTAAGCATAAACACCTACTGTATCACTTATGGTTATGTGGATAGCATCGCCAGTATCAAAGCTTCCCGAAGATAAGGTTATAACTTCTCCCGAAACAGTTCCGCTAAAGGTTTGGCTTGTAGCAGGGTTGTGTAAAAAATTGTAATCACTCATTAGATTCTATCATTTCTATCTCTTAGTCTTCTTTCGTTTTCATTAGACCTCAAATCTTTAGAAGATATAAAGGCTCTTACAGGTTTACTTGAGCTTATAGCTGTTGATGTGGTAGCTTCTGCGATAGCCTTTAGGTAATTTACACTTTCGTTGTTTACAGCGGAAACTAAACCACCCGATTGGAAATATGTTTTGCCGACTCTTGGGTTGGTCTTTTCTGAGCCGTTGATTCTTTCAAGCAAGTCTCGGTGCATAGCAGTAGCCTTCTTGTTTACAATAAACTCACCACCCTCCATCTCATAACCTGCTTGACCTTGCACAGTAAATGGAACACCTCCTGACGAATGGCTTGGCCCATTGACCATACCACCACTCTCGTACTTCACAGGGAAGAACTTTCTACTGTTTATAGCTGCTACTTGAGCTACCGTTTGAGCAGCAATAATAGAGGCACTAAGAACGGCTCTTGCCTGAGCAGTTATAGGCTCTCCTGTCTTCCATGCGTTCACAAAGGCTTGTGCTGCCGCAGCAGTACCATCAATGATAGCATCATTCCTATCTTGCTTTTTCTCAGCTTCAAATATCTGTTTGTTCAAAGCATTCTCCTCAGCAATCTGTGCTTTCTGAAGTTCCTTTTGCTTTGCTCTGTACTGGTTTTCTGTGATTATCTGATTGTCTAAAGAAGCTTTTAGTATATCTTCTTCAATCTTATATCTGTTCTTTATTTCTTCTAACTCGCTTTCTAACCTGTTCTTTGTGTTTTCTAAAGCTACATCGTTAAATGCACTAAAGGATTCAGCAGCAGCATCTACAGACTTAGACATTAAGTCTCCAAAGAACTCTCTACGAAACTCTTCGTCATTTCTTAGCTTGTCGGCAAATTCTTTTAAAGAAGTAACAGCAGCCTCTCCACCGATATTACCTATGCTTATACCCATTCTATCGAATGCATCAACCATATTAAGCAATATCTTTTCAGCATCCTCTCCCAAGTTATTACTTGCTATCAAGTTTTTAATATAAACTTCAAAATCATCTTGGGTTCGTTGAATAGCGGTATTGTATTCTTCTTGGCTGATGTTACCTGCTTCTCTTTCTTTTGTAAGCCTTGATGTTTCGGCTCTAAAGTTTTTCAATGCGGAAGAAGCATCTTTTACAATATCATTGTCATATATAACAGCGTATTGCTGTGCTTTTAAAAGTGCAGCATCAATAACCCTTTCGTTCTCTTCGTATTGTATGGTTATTTGCTGTATAGCCTCAGCCTTTCTTTTGTACGCTTCACTAACATCTTGCTGTCTTTTTTCTTCTATATCAGCGATGGCTTCTATAGCAGCTCTGCGTTCTTCATTTGTAGCTGTTTCACTTTCTAATATTTGTTGTTGTGCAGTTGTTCTTAACTCAGCCTGTCTGTTTATAGAATCTTCTTGGTTTTTAAATTCTATGTCAGCAAATTTTATAGCATCTTGTATTCTTTTCTTTTCCTCGCTAATTGCTTTTTTTCTTGCCCTTTCACGCTCTTTGGAAAGGTCTTCTTCTGTTCTTTGTGTATTTGCTACTTGGTCTTGGTATCCTTTTAATGTTTTAATTGCTGCTTCATACTCTACTCTTTGAAGCTCTGTTAAATTTTTATTATAATTTAAAGCTCTACTGTAAGAGTTTATACCTGCTTGAAGGTCTTTGTATAATTTGTCTGCTTCTTTATTAACATTAACACCTTCTAAAGATTTGTTTACAAGGTCTTCTACTTCTTTGCTATAAATTTTAGTTGCCTCAGCTTGACCTTGAGATATTGCAAAATCCTTTTCTCTTGCCTCAACAAGTTTATTTATTTCTTCAACAAGACCCTCTACCTCTACAGCTTCATCTGTAGTTTTCTTTATGAGCATATCTCTTCTTTCTCCAATAGTTGGGTCATATGTACTTTCTATTACACCGTCTCTATAAGCTTTGTACTTCTTGGTTATTTCTTCTATGGACTCACCTGTTCTTTTAGCTACAAGTTCTATAGCTAATTCCTCATCTTCTATGTCTCCAGCCAATACGCTCTCAACACCCTCATTAAATTTAGTAAATCCAAGTTCGTTAATGCTTTTCATAGCACGACCAAGACCCTCTGCCTCACGGCTTAATAGCCCAAGAACATCTAACACTAAGTCGCTCTCTAATATAAAGCTTCCAAATCTAATTTGAGTTTCTCTAAATGCTGAATTTAATAATGACATTTGTCCTGAGAAGGTATCTAACTGTTGAGCTGATGATGCTAAAGCTCTCCCCTGCTCGTAGTACTTACCCGTCCCTTCTTCAAGTGCCTCTATGTTGTCAAGGAGCGTTATAAGCTGTGCTGCATTTCTTTTACCCACAAGTTCAACAGCTTCGCTTAATGATATGTTTTGTTCCGCTAAACTTTTTAAAGACTTCTCTACATCAGCACTTGTTTTTCCAAGTTCTGTAAATATACCCCTAAGCCCAGTACCAACACGAGATGCTGTAAATCCGTTATCTGCTAACACAGCCATTGCCCCTGCTGTTTGCTCAAATGTTAGCCCTAAATTCTTTGCTATTGGCCCTACATATTGAATAGCTGTACCAAAGCTGTCAAATGATAATGCACTATTGTTTATGGTTGTAACTAAAACATCTCCAACAAAATCCGTTTGCTCTATAAGTAGGTCAAACTGATTGATAACTTTACCTATTTGTTCTGCGGTAGCATCTAATGGAGAGCCAAGTGCTTGTGCTACATTAGCTATTGACTGCGTAGATTTAATAACATCTTCTGATGTAAAGCCTAACTTAGCCAAAGCGGTTTGTAACCCGATAATTTCTGTGGCGGTAAACCTTGTAGAACCTGCTACATCTAAGGCATTTTCGCTTAGTTCTTTTAACTTCTCACCGCTAACACCTGCTACAGCACCAAGATTCGCCACTTGCTTTTCAAACTCTATAGCTTGCTTTGCTGAACCTATTGTTAATTCTGTAAATAATCTTGTTGCTGCATTTATTAACCTGTAGGCAATACCGTATGCACCAAGTGTTTTTACAGCACCCTTGATTCTTGTTCCAAAATTCTTAGTACCCTCAGTTGCTTTTTTTGTTAGCCTGTTAGCTTTTTCTAACTCCTTAGTTATCTCTTCATGCCTTTTTCTGTATTGAGGCATTTGCTTGGAGTTAAGTTCGCTGTATTCTTTTTTTAACTTCTCTAACTCTTTAGCCTGTTTTTTAGTAGCTTCACCATTTTTGTTTATTTCTTTGGTAAGCTTTAATATCTGCTGTTGGAGCAGTGTTACTTTGTTTTCAGCCATATTACAATATGTTTGATATTACATCGTTTTGTATTTCTACAAATGTAGTTTCATACAAATCTAATAATCTTTTTGTTATTCTCTTGTTTGCTCTTGCTAATGATGCGTCAATACTG